TTCAACTGGCATTAGGTAAACGCTCCACTTTGTCCACTATCTCTAATTTCTATAAGAACATCTCGGATCAAATCAAGAATACGGTTTCGGTCGGTGTCTCGTTTTTCCATATCGTCGAGTTTTGATAATTGATCTTCTTGAACTTTCAAAGTTGGGCTTGAACTTGTCACCTCAGATGGTATTGCAGCAGGCAAGCCAATATTTTGTTTGCCGTCCATGAATGGAATAGTTGTCTCAAATCCAGCAATAGTTGTATCGAACGACTGCTTAGTTGCATCTTGAATCTTTTTCTGCAATTCTTGTTGCTTCTTAGCGGATTCTTCTGCGGCCTTGACTGCTGCATCTGCTTTTTCTTTTTCGAGGGCCTCTGCTTCTTCTTTGCGCTTTTGTGCGAGTTCAACTTCCCTTTGCTGTTGTTTAGCCTCGAACTGTTGCTGCAGCCTATCAATTGAATTTAGCCTCTCGCGCTCAATACCTAAAATTTCCTCTTCCGCTGCTCCGCTTTCTTTTGCAAGTTCAATCCTTGCAGCGAACAACTCATTTACTTTTTCCGAGGCATCACGAAGTTGCTGTTCAGCCTTAACCATTTCCAGCGATTGCTGGAGTTCTTCTTTTAGCGTATCCGACGTTGCTTGTGCAATTTGCAATTCAAGTTCAGCAATTTGCAAACTGTCTTGTTGGCCTTTTGTTAGGGCTGCAATCGTATCGTTTAGTTGTTGTTCCTTTGCTAGCCGCTGTTCCGCGATACGGTTTTGCTCCTCGGCAATCTTGCGGGCCTCGTCTGCTTCTTCCTTTGCCTTAGCAGCCTCTTCGGCAATACGCTTTTCTTCTTCGGCACGCTCGGCTGCCTGGATTGTCAGTTCTTTGAGTTGCCTTGCCTGCTCCTCCAATTCTGCGGCCTGCCTGGATGCAACACCTGCACGCCCTTCGTTAACTGATGTACCCTCTTCCTGGGCAAACTTCCTCGCCTCATCCCGTAATTCTTGAGCCTGCCGCATTTGTTGTTGAAAAGCAGCCTCTGCTTTCAGCCTGTTTGCTTCTAACGTATCTCCTTGCAATTCTGCAATAGCGGCTTGGTTAGCAAGTGATTTATCCATGCCACTTACGGCCGCAGAGAATAAATTCTGCTCACGAGCAAGTGATTCCATTGCCTCCTGTAATTCTTTCACCTCGTCAACAGCAAGGCCAAGGCCAATAGCAAGTGATTTGCCGAAGTTTGCAAAATTGCTTAAGACAGGGATTTTTTCAAGGAATGCAGCCGTACCTTTGTCAAGGGCGTCCAGCGTATCCTTAGATTCTGCAACAGCCTCCTTAGCCGCTACAAATCCATCAGCAACACCTCCAATAAGTTGAGCAACAGCCGCAAATCCAGCAACCACACCAAGCGATTCTGTCAACTTAGATTGAAAATCCTTGACCTTGCCACCAGCCTCAAAGAATCCACGCTTCGTATTTTCAGTAGTTTGTTGGATTTTTTGGTCGGCTTGGCTAACTTTTTGTTCAGCCTTAACCAGACCATCTTCCAACGGTTTGAGGTTTGCATCAACCTTAACTGTTAATGAGCCAGCAGGAATGTCAGCCACGCGTTTACCTCATTTTTATCAACTCAGGAACTTGCCCAAGCAAACCGTTCCACTCAGGCATCGTAAGATTTATCGGCTCACCTACGCCAGGGAAGAAGTGGGCAATGTATGCACGCTCGCGCATCCAATCACGCCGAACACAACTCACTCCTGGCTTTACACTTGATTGCTGGGTTTAATCTCCTCAGCGTCAGGGTCAATCTCAACTGGATCGTTATTGCCGTCGGCAAAAGGATTCCACAAGCCGCATACCTCAGCAGAGGCCGAAGCCAACTCAGACAAATCACCTACTGCGTCTAGAACGTCAGGATCTATACCTGCATCACTTAGGGCAGCAGAAATAAACATCCTAGCACCAAGTTCAGTGTAAGCCTGCCGCTTCACCTCCGTACCCTGGTCCCATGCTTGCCGCAACTCCGACACTTTTGCAATTGTTTGATCGTTATTCATACCGATTGCCTCGCAATCGCTGATCAATTCTTTGCGTCGTACCTGAAATATTTGATGCCCAACCTCGTGGATTTGCCGAACTGTAAGCCGCTGGACGGTGAAGTTTACACCGTCTAATGAAATATCAATTTGCCTAATCATGTCATACCTCTCAAATGGGGCGGCAGCGAGACCGTTGTATTTGTCCAATCTCGCCGCCGCTTGGTTTCAATACTAACCAAACGATTTATGTCGTTTGTTAAATAATAGAAGGACAAAGCCAACCGTTGTGCTTCCTCCATGGTTTTGGCGTTGCTGCCACACTTCCTCGTGATGACCTTGCCAGTTTTCAGCCCTTTGAACTGAACTACCGTCAACCAGTCATCTGGCTGCTGCCTCGGTTGCATTTATCAAGACTCGTCCCAGGTCAAAGTAACTCCACCAGTAAACTCGCCGTCAACACTGATCGAAGCATCACCACCCATCGTGCTGGTGGGCGACACGTTGCCGATGATTGCAGTTCCTGACCACATTGAGTCGGTGCTGCTAGACGCCTTGAGGTCAACTGATTCGCCTGCCGGATCAAAAAGCAACAAATTGCTGCCGTCTACAGGCATCGGCTTGTTTGGTGAACCATCCTTTTGCATGATGCCACTGGCAGAAAAAGTGCCGGACATTACGCCACCACGCTTTTGTGCATAAGAATCACCAAAGGCGGTGAGGTCAGTAATCGCTTGCGAGAACGTCGCTGACCAGGTGTTGAAGAGAATGTTGTGGTCGGCTACGGTGCAAGAACCGTCAGAGCCTGTAATGCGTGCCATGTGTTAGATCCTTAAACTGTGGCCCCAGTGCGAAGCCTAAACTCGGTAATGACCCTTAGGTACTCGCCCTCCACTGAGCGGATACCGTCATTCGTACATTCGATTTTTGCACTTCCGTGATTGGCAATTACAGGAGTGCTGTTCTGCATTAACGTAAACAATTTAGTTTGGATGCCACCAAGGGCTGCCATACCGTCTTGCTTTCTGTTGTAAATATCGACTTGGAACAAGTAGTCCTTGAGGCTACTGCCGTTGAAAGTCTGCTCGAACGGGGCGCTGATTAGTTGAAATATTGCCAGCGGTGTTTCTTTCATTGCTGGCGCTTCTTGTTCGAAAATCCGACCGCCGACAGCAACATAAAATCCATCAGCACTGAGTTGTTGGCTTGTCAACTGATAATAGAACGCTCGTACTACATCTTGGCTCATACGCTACCCCCGCCGCTTGCAAATTTTCGCAAGGCGCCGTTTGCCGCCCGCATGGCTGCTTTCTGCATGTTGCGAATATTTTTCGCTAAGGTGTCTCGCATATATGGCCTTGCTGCCTGGGTTATACGTTTCCCCTTACGATCAGTGCCTGAAAATCCAAACTCTAGGCGAGCCGCATATGGCTGGGCAGTACCTACGCGAACTAATGGTTTTTGGCCTTTGTTCTGTCTATCGTCAACTTGAATACTTCGACCGAGGTTGCCAGTTTGTTTAAATGGCCCGTCTGGAGCAACGGACGGCGGAGGAGACTTACCGAGGTTCAGCCTTTTCTTTATTTCGGTTTGCAAGAACGTGCCAGCAGCAAATAACGCTGCAGCAGCAATTTTCTCGCCTAACCGTTTGCCTACATTTTTGTTGAATTCAGAACTCATGCAACCGCCGTCGAATCTTCTGTACAGTCAACTACAACGTGAGCAAGGGAAGCCGCGCCTGAGAACATGCCAGGCTTAATAACCCCAACTACCTCTAAAAAGCGGACACTGCTATCAGCAGGGTCAGTGAATTTAAGACGGTCAGTTGGTGCAATATCGACGCCAGCATCAAAATAAACGCGGTGTGTAATCACTAACTCATCACGTCCTGCTTGCAAAGGTTCGGATGCCCCTGCGGGCTGTATAAACCCGTTCACAGTTGAAGTGTCTGAGTATGTTAAGACCGGAAAGCCAGACGCATCGTTTGCAGTCCCAGCGGTCTGGATGGTGATTGATACGCCATGTTTTGTAATTAGTTCGGTGACGCTCATGACTTCCTGTCGATAAATTGCGCTAAAAGTTCTCGGATTCTGTCAGATGATCGGATGGGGTCGGCTGCACGCGTATACGAATATGATCCAATAGATTCGGACTGCATAGTTGGATTTTCCCCTTTGTTGCTGTAAGCGTACTGCACCAACTCAATACAGGCCTGCGCGAGGTCAGCAGGTATTTCACTTAGCCCGTCAAATCCAGCATCATATTCGACAAGAATGCCACCGAACGTAAAAGGCATCGGGAGGCCTGCATCAGTGTGTTTGCCGAAGAACAGCATATCAGCAGAATCGACAAATTCGAGGGTCCCACGGTCATCATGCAAGCGATATGGAACATCGTCCCGGTCTGGGAACTCAACTTGTGCCGAAGATAACATCACATTAACCCCACCTTGTCGAAACAAATCTGTGCTTAAACAATTTGATGACAAAGTTGCATCGAATCCACTTACGGCATTTATGGCATCGACTAGGCCGGAGGCTGTGTCGTTATTGGCAGATGCAAAGACCAGGTTAGTTGTGGTTTTTGTTCCGTCAGACTGATGACGGGTAAGAACTAAGCGGTCGCTGCGGACCTCGACAACTGCACGCAAATCGCTGGTTGTATCGCTGCTTACGCTGAACGCAATTTTGTTGCCTATCGCAACTCGGCTGATACCAATGACAGGGTAGTTGCGTAGCCTAAGTTTTTTCTGGCCTGTCCCGTTGTACGATTCTCGGTATGACTGCTTGCGGAACTTGCGGTCACAGTAGCGCTCGATCCTGCTCGATTCAGCATTGATTAGACGTTCGATGAGGGCATCATCACCGGATGTGCCCACACCCAGGTACGCCTTTGCATCGGCCAAAGATACTAGTGCGTTGTCAGCCAAGGCCATTAGTTGTCTCCTGTCCCTCCCTCAGCCTGGCAGCCACGAATGGACTGCCAGGCCTTTGAGAGGAAGGTCACGGGGTGTTAATGATCAAACGATCACGCGGCCTTGCCAGTCGGCAGAAGCAGCAGTGATTGGTCGCTGATCGTTAAGGGTGAACGCTGCAACATAGTTGCTGGACGAAGCAGGTCCGTCAAACGAGATGGTGATGTAGCGCTTGCGACCACGGAGGTCAACGAAGTACAAAGCACATCCATCATCAGCGGCAACGCTGGTTGGAGAGGTGACGGTGCTGGACAGGTCCGTGCCGGAAATGTCGGCTTGACCAGAACCAGATGCGTCGGACTCCTGCAACTTAAGTGCTGCCATCGCGCCATTCGATCCACCAGAGGTGAAGAACTGAATAACGAGGTAGTCAGCGTTCAGGGTATCAATCTCCTTAGTCGCTGCGTCAGCATTGGACTCGGAGAAATGTTTGAAAGTAATATCTTGAAGCGAAATCATTTAGATGTCAGCCTTTCAATTAGGAAGCAGCCGTCTTGAGGGCAACAATCGCACCGGCAGTGCTGCTGTCACCAACATCGTGGCAGTTAATGTCAAAGCGGGTAGTTCCACGAACACCGATTTGGTCGGCTTCGAAGAATCTATCTTCGCTCACGGCAATCTCGGTTGGCCGACGGTCACCCATCGTTGCACCGAGTTCAAGCGCACCGAAATACGCGCACAGTTGCGAGTTTGCTTCAGTCTTTGGCATAACGTCGGTCAATACAACTTCATAACCAAACAACGAAGGAACTGTCACACCATCAGCCAACAGTTGACTGGTGTTGCCACCGGCAGCGTTCAGGAGGGCCAGCACAACAGTGTGATAGAATTGCGTGGACATGTACCATTTCGGTGTCCCCTGGGAGAACACAAATTCTGGTGCAAGGCCAACAACGCCGGTAAAATCAGCAAGCGTCAGTTCAGAATACGCGTTGCCTGAGCCGGTTTTTTGACCAGCGGAGCCAACTGCATTCTTGAGGCCAACGATACCGCCGTTGGTTGATGAACCGTCGCCATTAAACCCTGCTTCATCTTCGGTATTCGCAAAAGCACGAGCAACTTCACCAGCCAGGAAGTCACCGAGGTTCACAACTGAATCCTCAGCCAACTCACGGCTGTACTTGGTCAACGTGGCTGCCTTACGAGCAACCAAGGAAACTTGGTCGAACGAAGCATCAGTCTCGCTAATCGAAGATCCCTCACCGACAAACGAAGCGGTCAAGCCACCAGCAATACGGTTGATAAGAAGGGTATCACGGCTCATGTTCAGCACGCGGGTGTTTGCCCGGAACTTACCAAACTTTGCACGCAAATCAATAATTGCTTGCTCAAGTTCGTCTGGCACCAAGAACCCACCAAGCGAGTTGTTGGTTTCGTTGTGTGCCTTAACGCCGTAGCGATCCGACACCCATTGTTGTGCAGACTTGTTGCCCATTGAACCCAAGAAGAACTGACCGAGGCCATGAGCAGTCTCAGCATCATTAAGGTGCTTAAGGTTGCCAGTGATGCTTGGTGCAGTCACGATAGGGGTTGCAGCAGCGACACGACGGCGACCTTCAGCCGCTGATTTTTGAACGAGTTCAGCAACAAGCGAGATGGCAGACTTCTCGTCTTTGTCATCTTTCTTCTTCTTTTCTTCGTCTTCGTGTTCTGCTTTTCGAACGTCTTCCTCAACCTCAGAACGAACCTTTTCTGCTTCGTCCTCATGACCGCCTTTCATTGCTGCCATAAGTTCAGCGATGGTCATATCTGGTTTGAGGTCAACCATCATTTTTGTGCGGATATCTTCCGACATGGTTTTTTCCTTTGATTCAGAATTAATAGAACTTCGCTCTGGCTGGGTCATTGATACCTGCTCTGCTCCTTCAATTGCCTGCCGACAATTAACGCTGTCAGGATTCTCGCATGATGCCTGCGAACAATTACATACATCGGCATCGTCGCCGTTGTCGTTAAGTTGTTTGGTGACCTGGACTGCAATTGCATCTTCGTTCATAGGCAAAGGTGCCACGCTGTATTCCAGCATGCGTGATTTGCTTACAATCCGTTTGATATCATCGCGACCGTATCGGTCAAAATCTTTCTTAGTTGGTTGCCTAACCTGCGTGTAAGCAAATCCAATACTAAACGCCTTCACGATAGGTGGATCAGAAGCAAACATGGCAAACACCTCATCAGGAAGCCACTTGCCCTCATATCCTTCGGGTCGTTCAGGAAACTGGGTGACCGCCATTATGCCGCGATCAGTATGCTTAATGCTGGTGCAAACACCACATGGTGCAGCGTAATCATGGTTATAAAATACTGTGCCAGTTTTCTTAAACCGTGAAAAGTCGATGCCCTCAGGCACGACAACTTCACCCTCTTCGTCTACTCGATCTGTTGTTATGTATGCCAGGACACTTCGCTTAGGCTGGTCTACCTCAATATTTTTGATCGACAGTTCTCGCCACACAGTGGGCACGTCGCACTTCAACCCGTATTCGGTTGGGTTCAGTTTGTTCATTATTCGGTATCTCCAAGCACCGGCAGGATATCGCACCGGCAATTAGGGTGAAGTGGCGCACCTTGCACATCGCCATATCGGACAGAATAGGTGCCACCTCCAGCCGAAATGGTGTCACCGTTTTTCCAAAATGGTTCGTTCAAACCAAACACCTTGGCTGTTCCTTTGACGGCGGTTTGCTGGCAGAACGCGCAAGCACCTGCGGCTAGTTGCCACTGCTTGCCACGAACCACGCCGGATTCTTCCCAACCCAGCCGCTCACCCTCCACAAACGCACGGGCAGTCTCGGTGCGTGCCACCACGGTTGCCCGCTCAGGGCTGAACGCATAATCGGCGCTTATTTGATCTGCAATTTGCTGTACGCTTTGACCTTGCTCCAATCCTCGTGCAATAACAGTCCTTGCTCGCCGTAATGAAGCCGCAGAGGCTTCACTGGCAAACTGGTCTGCGTATGTTGCGGCGAACTCCGCAACCCGTGGGTTTGTCACATCAAACGACGCTGATACACCAACCTCATTTGTTCCGAACGTACTGCCTGATGCCGTTGCCTCCGCCATAGGGCCAGCAATTGCTTCTTGGTATTTGACCTCAAATTCACCAAGCGAAGTCAACAGTTTGAGGAGGTCCTGCGGGGTGAATTGCTTTTTCCCACCTTTTTCGCCAAGCAAGGCATTTACTATTTCACGCTTTTGCTCGTCAAGGACTCGGATTAAATTCCTTTGAATCCTCCTTGCTGGGTTTGCTGGTTCGCCAGTCCGAATATCTTCGGTTGCTGGAACTGGCTCATAATCCTCAACGTCCTCGATGGCTTTGCGTGCTTCCTTTGTTCGTTCAGGCCAATCTTCTTTGCTCGGGCCGTCAAATGCCTTTTTCTGCATTTCCGGTTCCATACCTGTTAAGAAACAAACTGCACGCTTCGTCGCAGTGCCACATTGTTTATATGCAATTGCAACAGCCTGGTCTCGCTCATAACCCTCGGACATTAGAACTTCGATGCCTCGGGCAACGCAGTTATCCAAACTTTCTCCTTCTCTCCGCGATACCTTTTCACCGCGCTCATCTTCGGCATCCATTCGGTCCCGAATCGAGGTAGCCCAGCGTCGCCCAGGGTCGCCACCCCACAATGCCCATGCAATCCTTCCAGCCGAAGGGTATCCATCTTCGCCACGCTCAAATCCATCTGCTTGTTTGTCAACCTCGTGGCGGGTGAAGAAATTAACCATACGGCGGATGGTTTCAGGCGAGACAGATACACCGTTGCTTAGGTCGCGGGCGCGGGCAACACCTATTTCGGTCCCGCCTCGGTTATGTTCCGCTCGCCAATCTAAGCCGCGTTGGGCTTCGTCCTGAACATCTTTTGGTGGACTAAAATCTATATCTTCGTATTTCTTTTGTTGTTCTTTTATCCGCTCGTCGTAATCGCGGTGAGAAGAACACGGCATGTAAATAACGCCGTCATACCCGTATGGGTCGCCCGGATGTTCGTGAATACCATCGCAACCAAGTACCTCTGCTCGGCTTTGTGCTTCCTCGGGAGTAGTATAAACATCTGGGAAATTTTCTAAGGCTGCTTTGTTCCCCTTACTCGACAATGGATGGCTTTCAGGAAGCAAATCGGTGTCGAACGGTTTACGTTTAAATTTACCGGTTTTCAATGCATGAAGGAAGCCATTGACACGGGCGTAAGCCCATTGTTCGGCACCTGATACCGTTGGGCGTACAGACCCTGGGTTTTGTCTATATGCACCTACACCTCGTTCAAATACGGCGATCAACGTTCGTGTTGTTGTGCGTTTGCTTTTCGCATCTCCAACTTCTTCGTTATGTTCATCCGCTTTCTTTTTTAACGTCTCACGAACCTTTTTGCTTACAGCCTTAAACGCCTTTGTTATTTCTGGTTCATTTGTAGGTGTTAACCTTGAAACAAGGACAGGTGCATCACGGTCCGAAGGTGTATACGTTCCATCGTCATTTCTAAAATAAACTTGGACAAAGGCTATCGGGTTTTCAGGAGTTGCCTCCGCATCACCAACTGTTCCTGGCTCACTACCTGATTCTTTGAACCGTCTCACTTTGCCAAGATATTTACCTTTAGCAGTTCGCCATTCAACCCAAGAACCTACTCGGACTTGGCTTCGGGTCGCCTTAATTTTTTCATCTTCGTCGCCTCCATATCCAAGCGCACCGAGTGGAGGCAGTGCTGGTTGTCCGACCATATCTAACGGCACACCGTTAACTCGCAACTCATCACCGTCATCTGCTGGGTCAAGTCCAAGTTCAGAACGGGCTTCGTTAATCGTTCTAATACCAGCATTTACTTGCTGTTGCATCATTCCAGAAATTAGTTGTTCATCTTCTTGCACTGGATTGTCGTAAGCCAGGAACAAACCGTCAGCCAAGCCTCCAAACAACGGGAGCAAAGATTGGTTCAGGAACTCAGCATCAGCAACGAGATACGGGTGAATGGTATCCCGCATATATGACGCAAAGCCAACCTGCGCAGATGCAAGGTTCGGGTCGTTGGCTTTCAGCAAGGTGACAGGAACGCCGGATACAGCAGCGATAACCTCAACTTTGCGATTTTCACCTTCGCTAAACGATAGGTCTCGTGGGCTAAACTGCAACGGGCGTGCATCCGATCCACCTTCAAAAATGTACGGCCGTCCGCTGTTTTGGTTGCCTCGGAGGTTTTGATCCAAGTAGGCAATCATGCGGTTCCATTGGGTTTCGTTTAGCGTTTCTTTGAGGAAGATACCCCAGTCGGGCCTCGCCTGGTTTTCAAACAAGTTCTTCTCATAAATGTCCATCGACTGCAATAGCCCAGCAGCGTTAGCCGCAGCCGCAACCCATCCTCGTCCGTACAAAGGATCTTCTGGATCAGGCACCCGGTTATGCAATACTTCGTCAGGTTCGAAAAATGCGTTATTCGGCGGCTGCCCGTATTCATAACCTTCGATCAATCGCTCATCACGAGTAGGCTTAATTTTTACATGCTGTGACGGCATAATCCAAATTTCAACCGGGTAGCCCATCGGCCCCATAATTGGATGTAGGTACTCGTTGCCTGTCACCTGCAAGAACGTCTTACGAAGAATGTTGAAGTTGTACCCGTCGTAGAAAGGGGACACCCTATTTAGCAAATCAAGAATAGGGTGGTCATATATTTCAACCACATCGCCGCCTGTGTTCGATCCGAGCATGGCGGACTTCGCAGGACGCATTGTTCCGTCCCCTTTTAGGTATCGCTGTACGCTCCTGCTAACTGGTTTCGTGTGGAACTGCTTTACCCCTCGTGCTTCGATTGATGCGTACAGCCGCAAAGGTTGAGCAGCAATACTCCTAGCGTTCATCATCACAGCCGAATAAACATACCCGTTAAGCAAACGCAAAGCAGCGGCTTGCTCTTGCGTAGACCGCTGCATGCCGTAGGTTGATTCTGGCCTAATTGTTGAACGGACATAATCCAGGCGATCCCGCTTCGCCTTAATTCCAAAAGCAGATTTCAAACCATCAAGCATTACAGCGATCTCCACATGCGTTCATCGTTGCCATTTCTTTCTCCTGCTGCTGCCCTGTCGGCTATGCGTACCCGAGGCTCGACACGGCTACCGTCGAAATGAACCACGGCATATCTCAACGCATCCATCGCGTGATCCATTTCTTTTTTCGGAGCATCTTTAAATCCACTTGAGCCGCCAAGCCATTCGTACGACTCAAATTCACGGATTGTGTTCTCGCATTTCGGGTCAACTGTAAGGCGAGGCATACCGTCGCCAGCACGCGCAAGGCGTTGCTGAACCTTTTGAATACCTGAGAACACGGTATTGTCAGCCGCAGCAACATCCAGGTTAGATTGATGCATGGCAGCCTTAAGTTTTGCAGCAGATGGGTCAAGTACGAATGTTTCTACCTCGTATCGGTTGGCAATATCTTTTGCAATTGAAATTACATCAACCTCCAGCATCTGCGATTTATAGAACTCCTCGACGATGTGCAATCGACCATCGCCATCCTGCCCCACAACCAGAAGTGCTGCCGGGTTGGTATACCCTTCATCCTGACCGACAATAATCCTCCGCCATTGTTCATCACGTTCACGGACATGCACAGACCTATCGAAGCGGTCATATACCAAACCTTCACCACCACGCCACTTGCCCTCAACGTACCGTTCGAAAGCAACACCTTCCAGGCTTTGCAAATCATCCAAGTATGCCTCCGGTAAAAAGAAATTATCTGGGCTTCTTGTTTGGATTGCTTTGCAATTTACAGCAGCCTGATGACCACCTGCAAGGCCAAATCTAATCGCCAAGAAATGAGACGGCGCTCCCGGGTTGCAAGCACCGTATAACTGCATGGTTAAATCACTCAGTTCAAGGCGGATTCGACCACGCAACATTGTCCAGTCACCCTCAACTAATTCGACTGCTTCATCTACTGCACAGCCAGAAAGGTTAAGCGAGCCAATTTTTTCATAATCATCTAACCCGAAATAATAAATCGTGCCTCCGCCAAGCAACCGAATAACTCGTTCGCTTTTATTATGTTCATACGTTCCCTTCGGCAATACAGGTGGCAAGTTGCCATCTTGTTCGAGCAAAGTACGCAGGGTAGTTGCTTTGAGGCTTACCAAATGTTTACGGGCTAGGCCTTCCCTAGCCCCTGGTCTACCGACCAAACGCTGAACAAGTTTTAAACATAACGCCCTGGTTTTCCCTGCACCAAATGCACCCGAGTACAGGACCTCACGTTCCTGGGCGCGGATAAAATTCAATTGTGCTGGAAGTAAATCAATCCGCATCTGATTTCTCAGGCGGTGTTGCCTCGGCAAACTCGATTGTTAATGGCCTTAGCCCTTCGCCAGTATGTTCTGTTTTGTCCCGCATACCGAGGTACTGTTTGCTCAGCCAGATAAGCATTTGCCTATCACCTTCTAATGCAGACTGGAACATGCTCCGACGCATTGACGCGTGGGCTTTGAGCCGCTCGCGTTCAATAATATCTCTGTAATCCTCGCGGGCGTACAACGACGATCGTGAACAGCCAAACCAAGCCGCAATCTCCTCAAAGGTACACTGCATGGCAGCAAGTTTGCGTAATTGGTCCTCGTCTAATTTTAACGGGGCAGGCATTAGGACAAACCTTCTTGGAGCGCATCGCTCGGAGTTGCACCGGCCTTTCCAGCGTGGAACGCTGGCGTGTCACTCGTATCACTTGATACGCGCTTGGGGTAAGGTTGTTGGTCTAAGTGTAATAACACCGAACTTTTCTTGTCAAGTTCAAGCGCATAACAATGTTTGGCACCAGTCCGGCGTTTAGGCAACGTTCGGTAGTCCTTAATCACACCTCGGTCACGGGCCATGCAAACGGATCGGCAGTGAGTCCATTTTCCGTTGTACCAGTACTCCCACGAGGTAGCGCCTTCGCCGAAATATTTAAACCCGCTGCCTTGGTAAATGCCGCCGTGGTGGCCTTGGCTGGTGTCTGCGTATGAGACACATACCTTTAAACCTGGGTTTGCTTTCTTGATCATTTTGAGGGATATGCGGATCATTTTTGATACAGGTGCTTCATGTCCACGTAAAGCAACCCGCGCCAGTTCTGTCATTTCTGTTTTCGAACATTTAAACCGTTTGCGGATGGTAGGAAATGGGCTGGTATAAATTAAGCAACCTCTAAACAGTCCATTTTCCCAGACGCCTATTTTCGATGTTTTGAAACATGGCATCTGCCTGGTGTAGTGCCAGTTTTCACATGCGTACTTTGCAGCCTTTGCACTGCACCAATCGAGCAGGAGTTTAGGCTGACCACTCATGTCCACACTCCGGGCAAACAATTTTCTTTTCTGCGTCTAGTTTGCTTTGTTCGTTCTCGCTTGCTGGTTCAAAATCTAAATTGATTAAGGTGTCAAGTTCCGCGAAGTCGAACCCAGTTGCTAGTTGCAAATCTTCGGGCAGGCCTTCCATTAATTGCCTCAGCGTCTCAGTTTCCCACTCGGCTAGTTCTGCGGTTTTGTTATCTGCAATACCGTAAGCGACGGCATCGGATTCTGTCAGGTTAGTTTGTGCTGCAGCAATCTTTGTCCAGCCGAGTTCTTTTGCCGCCTGCCATGTCCCGTTGCCTGCGATAATTGTTGTGCCATTGCCATGCAGGACGATGGGCTTTGTTTGCCCGAACCGAGCAAGGCTTGCTTTTATGGCGTCGATATTCCTTTGATCATGTTTGCGGGCATTTGCAGGATCAGGTGCCAGGCTATTGATATCTACTGCTAACTGTTCAAGCGATTCGTTGATGTTGGTCATGTTTTCCTCTTAGGTTAGTTCGGCCGATTATGAGACTGCAATTAACGAACCTGATTTAAGTTGGAACTCAACAGGCCCTAAAATATTTGCTGCGTTTGTAAACGTTAGGTCTTGTTCACCTAACAAAGCAAACATCTTGCCGTCGAACAAATCGGCATTCGTAATAATAAACGTATCGGTAGTTGCGGAGTTGCGTATGTCAAAGATCCCACCAAACATGGTCAACCGCCCAGTGACCTTGCCTGTTGTTGCGGCCTTAATTTTTGAACCAGCAAGCATCCTGGCGTTTGCAATATTTCCCGCTCCCGTTATTTCAACTTCTCCGTCGATATTTAAGTCATTTACGCCGGAACTGGTGACGACCGAACTACTGGCAGAACACCGAATTTCATCAAACCCTGCAACTGTAGCCAGCAAGTTGTCGTTTGTTATACCCGCAGGGGCTGTCACCTTATTGCCGTTGCCGGACACGATTAAACGGTTGCACTGCCCATCGAATATTTCATAATTAACACCCTGACCGTGAACCATCAACCGATTTAGTTTTCGAGTTTGAGAACCACCTACTTTTACACGGCTTGATCCGTTTACAATATGTATATCGCGGAACGAACCTCGGATGTTTATAGAAGATGTTGTGTTATCTATAACTAACCGTTCAGCCATAACTTTTAGTGGTGATGAACTTGTCCCGATATTTCCCGTGTACGACGAACCAACTCTAAATTCTTTCAGGCTGGTCGTTTGAACATCCGTGCCTGTTATATCAGTGCTTGAATTTACAACATAAACCGAACCACCGTTTACAGGTGCTGAGTTTGTCCAGTTCCGGGGATTGGTATATGTCGAATTAATATTGCCAGCCCAAATTGTCACAACCGGTGGAACGACTATGCCCAGGCTGCTACTGTTTCTATTTTTTATTACTGGCAAAGGCATCAGACAAGAATGAACGTATCTCCGTTAGCAGGTGCTTCAGTCGCAGCGTTAATGGTAAACTTGCCGCGCCCGCTAACTAGTGCGTAATCGGTGACAAGTTTTTGTTGTCCAGCCAGGTTGCCGGTGACGAACAAACAAATACGATCGTTGAAATGATCCGCAGTGGCTTCCGTTATATTTGTTTCGAATGCGGTAGTCGTTGGGGTGAATGAAGTGTTATCTACGGTTCCGATCGGACACGCATCCATCATCGCCTCAAGCCTATCGGCTGCAGCACTGTCGCCACTAATCTTTACGGCATCGACCGGCTGGTTGCTTGTCCCGTCTGTGTAATCGGACAAGTTAGTTGCACTACTTGTGCTGTTGTCGATACGTTTAACGTTTGCTGCAATAATGTTATTGCTGTTATCAATGGCGGCATCTAGGGCCGCCGCTGCCGATGCATCACCGTTAATTTGTTTGGTATTTACTTCCAATACACCGCTCGCTGAGGTCACATTTGCGTTGCCAATCTGGCTTACATCAACTTGCAATTTATCGTCATCAAGTACCAACGATTCGTAGGTCTGCGTTCTAAGTGTGACAAACGAACCCGTGTAAGGAACCATTACATCATCATCCTGCAGGACTAACACAGAGTTGCCCATGTGGTTTGTATTTGCTGCAGTAAGTTCAATCGAAAAAATACCATTCGAAATATGAGCAAGGTCGTTTGAACCACCCGAAGCAGTAAGGGTAAGTGTTGTCGCGGTCGTGCCATTAATTATTTTGCAAGTCACGTTGCCAGGCGTTAAGGCGGTCAAAGGTGCGCCCGTCATTCGATCTATCATCGGACCGATTGCAATTGTGGTGGCTTCGGCTTGTTCTAATACCCCAAGATCCTGCGTCACAACTTTCGGCGTACCTGTTCGCTTTTGGATTGAAAAGCGTCCCACAACTGCCCGAACACTTTGCGAATCTACTGTTGCAGCAACAACAATTGCATAATCGGAGTTTGCGGCATAATGCGAAGTGTCAGCCGAGGTATCAATTGTGACACGGTGAAGTCCTGTTTGCGAATCGACATCTACCGTGACGGTTGCAGCAATTTGCGAAGTGGTGTTATTTTTGTAAACGCGGGCAGTGGCACTTGTCATCGTGACAGCAGCACCGCTTTGGTTGTTTGTGGTGAAGTAGGCGTTAATTTGTTCGCCTGCTTGAAAATCGCCAATGTAAGTCATGTTAGAACCAGTCCATTTCCAAAGAGTTGCGGGCCTTCCCCGACTAAGGGACGAACACGAATTGTCGGTGCGAAATTTTTGTACGGATGATCGCTCGGCAAGTTGCCGCTTAATCCATATCGGTGTGCCAGGTACCCTTCGATTAATTGTCGATTCGTATCAGTGAGCGTTGCACCACCGACAAGCACTTCTGCGATGTCACCAACCATCGGCCCTGCACCGACTGCCCTCGAACCAATATCGAATACATCAGAATTTGAAATTGATGTGCTGTTCGTTGTTCCTGTCGTGGTACTTGCTGTGCCGTTAACGAACCCGTTGCACGTTGATGAGACCCTGGCTGCTGTCACAATTACGAACTCCGTCCGTGACCAATTGCCGTTGGACTGAGACGGGATGTTGCTAGTGCCGCCAAGGTTCATTTGCAACACACCCGCCGCCGTTGTTCTTAATCCAAATGACGTTGGCCCCTTTTCAAAATAATTCTGGGCGGCGGAGTTGTCCGTTGATTTGAAGACTGCCGCCATCCATATGTCGCCGGTTCCCACGTCGAGCGCAGCGATGTCGCCATCGGTCAAGATGTCGTTCGTGCCGTCGAACCGGAGAACCGGCTGCGAGTTGAGTTCGTTTGTTTGAAAGGTTGGTTGCCTTCCAGACGAGAGTTGTGCAACGGTGTTCCCGTTGCCGCTCGAGTCGGTCCACGATCCAACACCAGACCCGTCACCTAATGACAACGAATCTGCTTTGTACCAAGCAGATAGAACACTGCCGCCGATGTCTGATGGTGTCCACAGGGCCATGTTATTTTTTGAAGATACGGTCTGTTAGCAGTCCGAGGAGTGGCCTGCCGATCCAGGCTCCGATGGCGAACGCAATGACATACCCCGACGCGACGGCGATGAAGGAAATAATTTGATCCATGTTCGAATCTCCTTGAAGTTGAGGGCCGCTACTGCTGCCGATATGCAAAGGCCCGTAATCATCGTAAATATAAAAATCTGCGATTCCAGCACCTTTGCTAAGACCGCCATTATTACTGTAAGCGAAATGCCGAGGGCTACTGGAATGTACCCCCTGTTGCCCCTCGTCACAAACAACAAGGCACCGCCGGTCAGGATTAGAATGGTGCCGCTGAACTTTAGCGGGCTTAGGGTGTGCGCAACTTCCACGTTCGGAGAATTTGCTGCTGCTTTGGCAAAAGGGAGCGACAGCCCACCTTCCTGAGTTGCCTGGCAACCGAGCATGAGGATTAAAATGAAATACCTCATGCCTCCGCCTTACCTTCGAGCCTAGCCACCCGTTGTTCAACCTCGTGCGTACGCGTCTCAATAAGTTGGACTGCGGCCTCCAGCCTATCTACTGCGCGCCGTAGTTCATCAATTGCAGCCTTTACTCGACCGGCCCCGAACACGACACCGAAAATAATGCTGGCAGGAGTTATTAGTTCTGTTATGAATCCTGATTCCATGCCTGCCCTGCAAGTACAGATACCAAGTCAGCCAAACGATCTAAGCGAACCATTACAGCCCAGTTGCAATCGTTATCCTGACGCATGAGAACCAACGGCACGCCGCCGTGGCTTTGTTGTTCATCGGCTGCATCTGTCTCAGCCTGCAACAAAAAGTCCAGCGACGCAATCCTTGCCCTACGCTTCACTTCGATATGCAAACCGTCTACACCAGTTAGGTCAGCAGACAAGGACCCATCTACCTGTGCTGTTCTCCTTACTGCCAGCCCAGTTGCCTTTTGCCATGCCTTGGCTGCTTCTTGTTCACCGCGTTTACCTTTTTGCTTAGAATTTGTCATGCTTTGATTTTATTTGTGTCCAATGCATCTTGCTTGTCGCAACTGGGTCGGCAACTAGCGGCCTGTTGTTGTTGCTTTTGCAAACGCAGTCCCAGCAAAAAGCACCGACTTTGTCCTTTGCTGATTTTTCGGGGAAGAATTTAGATACAGGCATAGATTTCCTGCAACCCAGGCAAACACGGTTTACGGGCATTGGCCCCACTCCGCAAGTACCTTCACGATTGCGTTAAACCCATTATTTGTTTGCGGATGGTATTTAAATGATGCAACATCACCAAGCACTTGCAATAAATCTTGAAAGCCAACCATACCGTCCTCGTTTAGGTCTGACGGACAGGAGTTGTCAGGGTAGTAGCCGACCGAGTAGTACGACGGTTCGCATGGATGCCCATTGCCGCAAGCAAAGCGAACAACGCCACCAGACGCGAAATAATCGGGGCCAGTAAACCGAGCAATGTGAAATGATCCAGGCCACTTCTCGCTCTCCCAGTCCACATCAGTATTCCAGCGGATCAGGTCGCCGTAGTCATTCTGCGATGGAGATGAGCAGCAGCGTTGACCAACGATGGTCTCTCGGTGAGGCCAGAACTTCAACACAGGCGTATCTATCAAATCCTTGTGCTGCTGCTGTACCATCGGATATTTGTATTGCGGGTTAACCGAGCCATACTTTTTGCCTAGCGGACCATGTAAAATCCATGAGTCGCACCATGCGTATTCAAGGTCTACCAAGTCGCCGTACCTTGGGCAGCAGCCCTCCGGTCCTTCGAATATCCAGTTGATCGGCGTAAATTTTGCTCCGAGATACATATGCCGCTGATATGGGTTCGCTTGAACACAGTCCCAATAAGCACCTGGGGCAGGGCATTCGATCCCGGTATCCTCTTGCCAATAATCTATACATTCTTGGCAGTTGTCTAAGAACGGGTAGTTATTTTCATTATGGTTTTTAAACAAGGTACCCTCAATTGCCCAACCAAACGATCGTGTTGGCGATTCGCTACCTCGGGTACTCCCGATCATGTACGGTCGCCTTGGTTCGCCGTTCGGGTATGAAAAGTCTGGATCAAATCCGGTTTGAATATAAACATCAAACGTGCGGCCAAAAGGCGTTAAGCGACCAAGGTCGTCAATCCACATTTCGACGGCATCCGGGTCCGATGGCGGTCCGCTTTGGGCAACAAGCAATGCAAGCAGGCTTTTAATCATCATCGTCATCGTCCTCGTCTGCATCAAACTCAATTAACGAATCTAAGTCCGGCGGGTTTAGGTTATCCCAATCGTTCCACAGTGTGAGTTTGGCTTGCTCAACCGCACCGAGTACCTCGTGCAATGACATATCCCACTCGACGCCCATATACCTGCAAACTTTAAGAACGGTCATTTGCAACTTGATACTCGGATGGGTAGCCACGGTTTATATCTCCTGAAAGCGGACAAGTTCCGCGTCCCAATTTTTTGAACAAAGCCTATTCGGCCTTTCCGTTTTCGTCTCCGCGATGAGGCACGCAGCACCCCATGCAGAGGTATCCATACGGTTTGCCCAGTCCGGCGTAAGCGGCCCAAGCGTACCAACGTTTGCATACCAGTAAGGCAAAGGTACTTTCCTGGTTCGTAGGCATTGGGTCGGTGGGACTGGTCTATGGGTGTGACCACGAACAAACAAGCGATGAGAATGACCACCTGTGATGTTATTAAACTGCAACGACTCCAACTCGTCCGATGTTTGCCCGGCATCGAACCCGTGAAAAAATACGACTTGCCCGATCTGTACCTGCCCACGGTTATTTTTTGCATACGGGTATTGCGTCCAGTTTGAGAACTCAGGCCACCGAGAATCGCGGCCTATTTCGATCATGTCCCGTAGGGCTTTTGGTATCCGCCTCGGGTCACGCTTGAAAATGTTGTCATCGTGGTTGCCGTTCATCCATATCAACCGACATGATCCTGGCAGGGCTTCCCGTATTGACCTCAAAAAATTGCTGGCGTGTTCAAACTCATCGGCTAGCGTATGGTCATGTTCGTCTGCATGAACGCTTGCTGCTGCGGCTTCGAGAAGGTCCCCGCAGTGAACAAAATGGGTGAGGGTGTCCCCTACATCGTCTAATAAATCCATAAGCCTGGCATGGGCTACCTGGCTCGTGAATGGCGAGTGGCTGCATGAGATGGCTGCGATGCGGGCCGTATCCACATTTGTCTATCGGCAGATGCAGCCAACACCTCTATACGCGCGCGCGTGCGGGCGCAAAGTGTCCGAATAGAATAAAAAACAAACCCGCAGGACAGAACTACGGGCTTGTCTGCTCACTTGATCGGAGGCAAGGAGCAAGGAACTGAAATGTCGCCTCACCGCACTGCGGGTCTTATTTGAGGCAAACACCCCATCCGCACTCTCGGACGAATGAGGCTGGCGAGTAGTCCATCCACGCGCCGCAACAGAAAGAACGCCGCCGCTGGTCGCCTGAACAACGACGGCTGGAGGGTGTCAGCGATTGTACACCTTTGCTGTCTCACCGCAAACAGCCTTAAGCAAGTTTAAACGTTCCTCAATTGAAAAGTTGTTCCTGTAATACCTATACATCCAAATACCATCTTCCCTGGATATGCCCAGGTATGCCGATGCTTGGGATACACCGTACCGATCGCAACAGGTACCAAAGAACCGAATGGCCTTGGCATACCTCACCTTGAATCGGCATGGGCTTACGTTGCCAATATTTGATAAACGGCTTACCGGTGTCCTGGGTAGCCAGTAATTATACAGGGCATCCATTTCCGCTAACTTGGTTCGTAATGGTGATTTGGGCTTCCTCATAATTCAAACAACGTTTCTCGGATGATGGGTCGGTACAGGTTTGCTTTCCTGCCGTATCTGGTCATCCCGTATTTACCAGACTTTTCAACTAACCCCTTTTTTACCAAGTAGTTAAATGTCGCTGAACAGGATTGATGGCTCATGCCCAGATCCCACTCGGCTTGGTCGCATGTCACTAAACCCTGGTCTACAATATATTTAAGAACAACGGCTGCCACCGAATCAGACCGAAGGGCATATGCCTCATCGCTGCATTCGTCTTTTGCTTTCCGTTGTTTACCTTTGCCTCTGCCAACTGTCATGATCTACCGAACTCCTTTTTAATTGATGCCCTGAGGTAGGCTTGGGCATTGTCCGCCGTCTTCATTTGCTTGTCCAGGTGCCGGAGCCAGTCGCGTCCTTTTGCTGGGCCGTGAAGCCCCTCTAACAGCCTCGGCAGTACCATCGAGGTGGTGGGGCTTAAGCCGTTTGCAACGCCCCAGCGGGCCACCTCGACCTTGTATGGCTGAGCCTCAGGGTCGAGACCATCTATCTTCAAACTCAAATCATCCTCTGTCATAGACAAGTCTTGATGAGGATCTTTCTTTCTTTGATTCTTTCTTTCTTTCTTTGGTATATGGGTTTGCACTGCTTCAGCATCTGCGTTAGCATCTTCCTGTTTACTCCACCTGGTTTGGGCTGCCCTGCGGCCTTTTGCAACCCGTTCGGCTGCAGCGTCCATTTCGGCCCTCATCCGTTCGTTGTATAAACCTCCAGTCGAATCATCGACCCGAAATTTGTCACGGATGGCTTTCCATGTCTCGACGCTCATGCCATCTGCTAACCGGCTTAAGCGGTCAAAATCATCCGGTAGGCCACCAGACTGTGCTTGCCAACAAAGCAGGCGGATATACGCACCGACTTCTTCGTTCGATAGATGAGCCGTGCCGGCCATAAATGCACCGGGGTACCATTTCACAAAAGCAAAATTCATCTTTCCACCTTTCCGAATTCGGCTTTGGCGGCCTCAATTACAACGTCGATAATTGCGTCAAGGAGTTGTTCAATTTCAAGCAAGTCCTGGTCGTGTCCAGTTCCTTTCAGGTCGATAGCGCTTTCTTTTATTTGTCTGCACTTGCCAACTATGGCAAGCAGTTCAACGGTATCAATATGGATAGTTGTCATTTTTTCAGTTCCTTCGGATCGACATATTTGTCGAAGTGATCAAGTATTACCTGGTCTAACATTTCCCTCGGCACAAACATTAGTTGATGGGCTTTCGGCAAAAGCGTTAGTCGAATCATTATGCGGTCAGTTCCCCGATAATTTGTAAATCGAGAACGGTGTCCGCATAGACGGCACTCCGCCAAGTCACCTCCTATTTCTTGGTAGTCGTGAATACATTCTTCCTGCCTTAGGACTGTCTCCTTTGCTTCCGAAATGTCCTCTTTGTAAAAGGTGTCGTCCCTCGGGTCGGCAGGTCCTTGAATTGGTAAGTTCATAATCAGTTCCTCTCATTTAGGCCAAAGACCACCGCCCGATGCGGTGGCCTCTAACAGTTGTATTAAAATGGAATGTCTGCATCGTCGATTGATTCGCGTTTGCCGTCCATGTTCAAGTTCGGTTCATCTTCCGTCTCAAACACTTCTGTGACTTCGATGTTGAAATATTTTTTGCCGTCTTTGTCCTGCTTAACCCAGGCAGCAAGTTTCAGAGGCCTGCCCTCGATGTCTAGCGGTCCACTGTACGGCGGGCGTTTGTTAATTACTTCGCCATTGTTATGCAGCGAACCATTTCCAACTTTGATAAATTTTTTCATGCTGTTTCCTTCACTCGTTTAAGCCAAGCCTCAAGCGTGACTACGGGGACATCTTCTAACTTACTTGCTTTATATTTCGGCAAGGTGTCGATCAATTTTTTCATTTGTTCTTCGGTTGCCCGGTCCTCAATTTCAACTGCTAAGGCAACCGCTTTTTGTTCGTCGTGTTTATATCCCGAATCGTCCCGGGTATCGACTTCCAATCCGTCAACTCTCGGCAGCATCAGGATATCCCTAAGCCAGTATGAAAATGCAGTAGTTAGTGCAGAACTAACGGCCTTGTCTAACGGCCTGCCGTTGCCAGGGATAGCGGGATAGGCTACCTCCGCCGTAATAACGTCTACATCTTCGTCACCGTCGGCAAGGGCAACACAAAAGTAGTTATTTACCAAACAGCCGTAGTCTGTACTTTCGATAGACCAGGATCTTCGGTATGCAACTAAGCCTGCATCGTGGAGTGCCTTACGGCTTGCCTTAAGCATGTCCTCGGCACTGGTGTAGTTGTAGCCGTGGTATTGGTTTTGAGAACCTTTCCCGACACCGTCCAATGATTGTTGTGCGGTTTTCAAAGCCTCCCACACGTTGGCTTTCCTCTCAGTTGTCATGGCTTACGCCTCCTTTGTAATAATGTTGAACTCTGATTTAGAACCGTCTTTCAATGCAGCCCATTCTTTAATAATCGCTGCTGCAATTTGCCTGCCGCCTCTGTAATTGATGCCTCGGCGTTCAGCCTCATCTATTACGATGCGAATGGCTGCATCGTCGTTAATTTGAATCGTTAACGGAAAATCTTTCATTTGCTTTCCTTTCTTCGTTCTTGTCGTACGCGGTGACGAATTCTGCCGCCATATCTGCGGCACTTCTAATATTTGTTGTACTGCCGATCCGAATATATTCACCCTCAAGTCGGTCGCGGACAATCCACATATCTCCGGTTTTTTCTAAGACGATACGGTGAGGGGCTTTCATCGGGTCAACTCCTTGATTGCCTTTTGTACTTTCGACCAGTACCGGTCCAGGTTTTTCTTTTTCGTGCCAGTTGCCCTAAGTGCGTTCGGGCCTCCGTTATGCAATCGGGCCATAGCCTCATCCTTACTCATCCCGTTAGGGATACGGTACGGCTTGGCGTATCGGTCCATATATGCCCGGAAGCAAACGACGCTGGTGTTGATATCGAATACTGCTTGAGGCCATTTTCCATCGAGCCTACTGTCTACGAAATACAACTTGCCGATTTGAAATGGTCCGGCACTGGTATTGTTGTCGCCCCAAATCTCACCATGCCTTGACCCTGTTTCAACTTGCCATATGGCACGTTCCAAGGTGGTCATTTCGATCGAAGCCTGGTTCGTTTGTACGTTCACGTTAACGTCGAATAGGGCATATTCAAGCGGTGACAAATGGACACCAAGCCCTGCTGTTGCAATAAATGTTGCGATCATTTTTAATCCTCCATAAATTCTGCTTTGCGAGACAAGCGCTTGTTTGCTTTTGTTTGCCCTGTTGTCTCGTTGTATTGCCTGCACATTTCGCGGGCGTCTTCGATCGTTTGGCATGTTCCGATTGTTGTCATGCGGCCCATACACGGCTCCAAACCATCGGGCCAATCAGGATTCTCACGCCACCATGTCCTGGTAAATACTTTGTATCGTGCCATTTATACCTCCTTAAAATCTGCGGCTTCGATAACCAAATCGCCTATCGTGTCGAAGAATGCGCCATCGAATTTAAATACGACTTCAGGGACGATTTGCCCGTTTTCGAGGGTAGGGTCGATACCTTCCACGATGTATAAATCCCTGCCCGTGTCCAAGGTCACTTCAACAACACGGTATGGCGTTGCACAATTTGATGTTTTGATTTGCAACGTGGCAAACCCTGGACCTTTCTTTTGTGACATACGCAGGTTGTGGGCACCTACGCAGGCCATGGCATTCCAGCCGATTTGTTTATGCATCGTGTCGCATATATGTTTCAATTCATCTTCTGTGAAGTAAATCTCAGGCATTTACTTGTCCCTCCAGTTTTTCAATTTCTTGTTCTATGTATGTCAGCAGGTCAACTAAGGGCTTGATAATTTTGTTGCCCCTGTCGCTGATGCGGTGTTCGGATTCGATCCAGTATTTGGATTCTGCCTGCAAAATGCGCGAATCTAAATCACCGGCCCATTGGCATAGCCTGTGTAATTTATCGTCGTTCATTTTTTACTGTCCTCAATAAGGACATCAAGGGCAAAAATTTCTTCCGCGATATCGGTGATGACATCCCAGTGAGCCGCCGAAAATGCGTACGAACCTTCAGGGGCTAAAATTTCGTCGATCAGTTTTCTGACCGTCATTTCACGTTCTTGTTCAAGTGTTTGCATTTCAATTCCTTTTTGTTCGGCAGAATCGCCGGATGCCCACCCCGCAGGGTGAGCGACCGGCGGCTGTGCTTATCGCCCCTCTGTATCAAGGCCAAGAGCAGCATCTTTACTGTGGGCAAAAGATTCGTTGGCCGCTTCGACTTCCTCATCTGTCATCATTGGAGGAGGGTCAACCCGGATCGGTGAACAGGTAAACCCGGACGGGGAGAGGTCGATTTCACCTAACTCATGAAGGGTAGATGAGGCTTCGTATCGGTTTGCCTTAGGGGTATCTAGTCCATCCTCAAGGTCGATGCAGTAATTGAAAAGAGATTTTGAGGCCTTGCGATATTCACGGGCGGCATACGTTAAGCGGGAAATTTGATACTGCGCTTTAGCAAGTTCGGCTTGCAAAGCAGCGATTTTTCGATCTGTGCAATTCATAACAGTTCCTTCCTGGGCCTAAATGACCCGTCTATTTATTATACAATGTAATCCGTTCAATAACGGAGGAGGATTAAATAATTCTCCACATTTTCTGGCAAATCTACCGATGATCATTTAATGCGGTTTATGGGTTTTGAAAATGCCGAGACCTATTTGGCATACGACAACCTGGCAAAATTTGCCCGGGTCTATGCCGCAGAACGTGTATTGGAGAACCAGCATAAATCTAACGCCGATGCGGTTGAGGGTATGCGGCAGGCCATATCAGATTCGATGTGGCGTGTATGCAGGCACGCATCCGGACGCGAGCCGCAGGGTATTGAGATGCTGGCGATGTCCCTGCTTGAATATTCGGTTAGCCAAATCTCACACGGTGAATTGCTGGTTGCACTGCACTGGCATTTCGCAGGGCAAAAGCCTGGCGAACAGTTGCGGTTATTCGACTAGGAAATAGTGACAGTTGAACCAATAGGAAATGTTGCCAGCCCACCCTGCAGGCTAACGCCATTTGTATATGTCACGTTATCTAGTGAACCGTCACCTCGAATTTCACCGCCACGGTAAACAGTTGCATTCGTTAATGTAAATCCAGCGGTCTCATTTGCTCTGTGATCAAACGTGCCGTTGTAAACTTCTAAGTTTGTAATTGTTCCGCTGCTCAGGTGTTCAAACGAACCAAGTCCGTCACATTCAACATTTGTAAATGCAGCAGTGCCGCTAGAAGTGATCGTTCCACCCAGGGCGTTTGCAGTCGTGCAGGTTGATGCAACAAGCACCTGCCCGCTTGTGCAGTTTATGGTTGCCAGTGATGAAACACCTGATTTAATATCGACTGTACCCGTTTGCAAACCGTTCATGTTTACTGTTGTTAAGGATGCAGATGAACCAATCGTGACAGTGCTTTGCAACCTGGTGCAGGTGAGGGTTGTGATTGCCGTTGATGCGTTATCTTTGAAATTCAGGAAGTTGCCTACAGATGCCCCTCCTAAAATACGCACGTTAGTCCACGTCCCTGTCAGATAATGACCACGGGAAGATGCAGCAAACTCCAGCACAGGCCCATCCAAATCAAGGTAGGTAGTACTTGATCCAAGCACACCTGTAAACCCAGAACCAACACGCAACGTGATTCCAGTAAGCCCAGTAGCCGCACCACCGATCGTGTCGCTGCTGCTGTTGATAATTAAGGTATCGTTATTTGACGGTGCAGTGCCACCCCAATTGGCTGCGGTCATAAATGTTTTTGTAGTGGCAGATTCACCGCCTGTCCATGTCAATGTCGCCATTTGATTTCGCCTTTCCGCAGCCGCAAGGTTTTTTATTTATCGGCTTTCTTACCTGTTTTCTTAGAGGAGCAGGTTTAGGTTTTTTCTTAGGTATGAAAGACCATAGCCTATTTAAAAAATTTTGCCGCTTCGTGCAATCACAATTTTTCCATTTGAGATGCCTTACTGGCGTGGTGTTAATTGTTAGTGCAACCAGGTCACCTAAACCAGTAAGTCTATTTGTGCCAGCCATTACGCAATCCAAGCAATGATTTTCGCCAAGCGGCCTTTCGAGCAGGCATTTATTATTTTGTAAATAAGGACAAGTCATGGTATTGAAATTTGCGGCACGGATACTGCCCTATCGTCACCCTTCACGTTTGCGTCGGTACTAAAAGCAAATACATCAATCCATCCCGGTGTCCGCTGAATAAATCCACTGCTTCCTGCACCAAGTCGGAAGCCACTCCATGCTTGCCGACGCTCATAATTAATAACCGAGTAGTTCGCTTCGGCACAGCCACAATTAAATGGCGGTCCAAATTCGTTTGAAAAGTTAGTCGAAAATTCTCGGGGACCACCAGGGTCAGTTTCGTCGAATGCTGTATTCGGGTTAGGGTCCATGTCGCCAGCAGCAGATGTTCCATTTCCGAAATTAAGGAAGCCAATATTTGCGAGCGAACCACCTCCTTGTGTCAGGTTTTTTAAGAACGCAGCGTCACCCTCAGTGAACACCTGATAATTGCCGGGGAAGTTATCTGTTGATGATAAATAGACTCCATAAGCCTCTTCGCCTGTGATCACTGAAACAAGCACTGATGAAACGAACAAATTGTTGCGTAATGGATTTCCTTCATCAACAAATCTGCGCCCGACACCGTAAGCAGTCGTTGAACCCATCGCACCGTAGGCATAATACTGGGCAAGTGTCTGACTGCCGTGGCAAAATTCAGTTGCAGAACAATCACCATTAGTTCCTAGTTCATCGCAACCCTGACTGCCAGCGGCTGGAAATGTTTGCACCTTTGTTGGTATTGGAACATTCCACGATCCGTCTGGGCTTATGAACCGTCTGGACACGATAAATGGTAAACCGCTTGTGTCGTTAGGTTCAGGAAATGCAGAAGCAAAATATGTACGGGCAGGCCATGTTGCGTTATCGTTTGCCCTTATCGTGTCGCAACCACCATCTCGAACTGCGCTGTTGCCCCATCCACCAGATGCGGTATTTGCACCAACTTGATCAGGATAAATTTCTTGATAATCATAAACTACTCGCCAACTGTTAGGGTCGCTAACTAAGCCGCCGCTGTAAAATGCACCCACGACGTCACTCGGTATGCAATGTAAAATCGGGCTGTATTTGTAAGGCACGCAGTCGTATTCTGCGAATGGCCTTTCGTTGTTAAATATATGCACACCGTCTACATCTACAAATGTGGTAAAAGGGTCACCACCAGTGGCCGTGTTTTGATTAGACCTAAACACAATACGATGTTCGTCAAGGTTTAACCATTCTTCTTCAGTTAGAAATGGTCTTTTGCCATCAACCCCGCCAGCAACAGTGTCAAGCGTAAAGCAGTTGCGGTGCCACATACTGTACGCGACCCTGTTTGCCGCAATACTACCACCACCAGTAAACTCCATAAAATGCGATCCGGTTACCCATTCTGCATGGTCGTTGACTTCGTTGGAGTTCACTAATGTCCTACATACGAATCTTTGGTTATCTCCGGGCGTATACATGCCCACGAAACTTGCGTTTTCAGCAGAGCGAGGGCCACAGTCGGTCATGAACTTAGTGCTGGTGTCACCTATTCGAATTACGCGTATTTCTTCTTCGTCACCAGACAAGAAGCGTTGACGAATTACAACATCGTTTTCATTTTGCTTTTCTTTTTCTGATGGGCAAGTGCCGTTATATCTAACCCAGAATGAAATATTATCAGGGGTAAGTTCGTGCGACGCTGCCATAAATTTACTCGGCAACATTACTGGTTTTATTTTTACAAATCGCGGTCCAGGTTCACATGGCCCGCCAGGACAACAACACTTCTTGCTGTGGTAGAACGGCATTACGGTAGTTCGCAAGGCCCATCGAAATTAGGTGAAGCCGTAAATGCATACGCCGCACCTAAATCGTTATCCGGGTTTGCTTCGTCGGGATCAAATATTTGAGCCGTATACATTCGAACTGTAGGCCCTATGCCATCTGTGAAAAAATCGCTGTCGCTGGTTCCGACAGTAAGGTTGCCGTTTTGGTCAACAATTTCCTCGTTGCTTGTTATGTAAGGCATTTGCCGGAGGCCTGTTTCTTTGATCCGGTCTACATTAATACCGAGGTACGTTTGCGGTTGTCCTTCCCGTCGTATCTCGGCAAGGTTGATCGCTGGTGCAAAATTTTCATCGTCAGGCTGACCAGATGATAAACCGCCACCGCTCCACATATATTTAAATCGTCGGATGCGTGTTTCTTCTTCGGTTCCAGTATTATTAACCCATGCAAATCCAGTAATTGTTGCCCAAAAAGATGGAAATACTTTGAAGCCCCGCAACTGGTCGCCAAAGTTATTACGTTCGGCAAAAGCAATAGCCTCACCCATACGGTCAAACAATTCAGGAGTGAACTTGTTTAGCCCTACTGTTATGTTTGGTATGTCACCCACGGAGGTTAATTCCTAATAGCCTAAAATCACGCAACACAGGATATGGCTGGACCCAATAAACAGGAAACGCCCTATTTTGAAATATGCCAGCCGAAGTTTGAATTTGTTTGCCGAATGGTCCTACTCCAGGTTGCGGAGCCTGTTCTTGGTGCTTTGCTTGGTCAAATTCAAACGAATGTGAAATTTCATACAGCGTATCCCGCACCCGACGGCTAGTTGCTCCGACATAAAGCAACTTGCCTTTGCCAGCACCTAAGAAATTATTATTGTTCCTTGTGCCTACAAAATATTGCAACTCCGACAAATAATTTGTAGGGACTCCAATATTTACATTCCGCATCATCGTGATTTGCAATTGTGGTTTTACAATCATCGTTGTGCGTTCTATTTCGCCAAATGTATCCATCGGCGTGCCACCAATATCTACACCAGAGCCGTCTGTTGTGAAAGGTTCAGCATCTGCATTTGCGTTAACCCGCCACAGTTTTTCAAACTTGCCACGGAAATTAAGTTGAACAGTTTCCT